GCAACTCCTGGCGCTGGCCACCCGATCCAGTTGACGACTTATATCTCGTGGCAGCATACACGGGCGCACCTGAGAAATCAGACGACGCGCGCAAATCAAGTAGCCTACTAACGGAAATGATTGATACTGGGTTGAGATACTTAGCTGCTGCGAAATGCAATACTCCAATTAACCGACCAAAATCGTCAGGTAGATCGTAATCCCAATCTGCATCTACGACAGAAAGCGTGGTAGTGGGTCGAAGGAAACTCCACTCGTAGCCAACGATGTTGGCATTCACGGCGGGCGGATAGTAGACCCTTCGCACACCCGATTGAACAATGCCAAGAATCTCAACCAACTGAGAAGCCGACCACGCTACATCGACACCGCGACCCATGCCCAAGAACCAGCCGACTTCGGCCTTTAATTCAGGCAATCCAACCGAAAGCGACGATTCAGCCATGCGATCTCCTAACCGAAGAACCCGGCGTGACGGCAACGGAAGAGAAAACGTCGCGTCACGCCGGGCCAGCCCTTCATTTCCTACGAATACGACACTGCAACAGTACCACGGCAATACCAATCACCAACCCACTCAACCGTGAACTCATCAGCGGACTCAGTGAGAGTGGCAGTGTTCAAGGCAGTCGATCCATCGACTTGAATACCAGACACAGTAATCACGATACTATTAGTGGTCTGCGCACCGTCGCAAACGAAGCGCTTCTTTTGGCCAATCTTAGTGCCATTCGCCATTGTGAATGTCACAGAACTCGCATTTGTAGCGGTTGCGAAATGCGTCACACCACCGACCATCATGGTCGTTGCACCGCCAGCGGTCGTTGTCAGAACTTCCTGCAAGCCTGACTGAAGACCTTCCTCAAGTCGAGTGAGAGCAAGACCAGCAGTTGTCGAGCGATCAACAGTCTGAAGCGGAACAGCAGAACCCTGTCCCTCGAAACCTTCAGCAGTGAAGTAGCCAGCGAGAGTGCCGCCAGCTTGACAAGTCACGCGACCGACGCCGATAGTCAGCGACTTCTTAGCCAAGACATTGCATAGACTACCAGGAAGGTAGATTTCAATCAGTTGCCCAGTTGACTTCGCGGAGTAAGCGCGAGCCGCTACACCAGCGAAATACGGAGCATTCAGAATCGTCGGAACCTCAACGCGATTGGAACGTCGGCCATCTGCGTCAGTAGCAGTACCGTAATCGAAATTGTAGCACACACCCTGGCCTTCCAGAAGTGCGGTAGTACCCTCAAACCAAACCCACGCGCTGAGAGTGTTGCCCTTTTTCTGATAGGCATTGATACTTCGGTCACTCATGTTCGGAAACCCTCATTGAAAGAGAAAAAAAACTGTTACGCACTTCCATGCAAAATTTATAGTCTCCGACTTATCTCCGCAGCAGCTTCATATTGTTGAAGATACTGAGAAGGCGCAGGGGGACATTTTCTATCCCCCTGCGCATATCGTTCACACTACGCCTTGTAAAGCACACCCTGACGACGCAGGTTCGTGCAGACAAGTTGCAAGGTAGCATCGAGATCAACTCGGCGTACAAGATGCTTTCCGGGCACCATATACGGAGCAGTCAACTGATTCTCCCAGCCCTCAAGAACACCACATGCCATCCACTTCCAATCCAGCATGTAGATCGGGTCTTGAGTATCCGCGTCCAAGTGAGGCACGTAGATCAACGGCGAACCCTTGAACACGGCACGGCCACCCTGGCTGTCCAAGTCCTGGCCGAGATTCATATTCTGACCTTCCAGAAGTTCCTCACACAGACCGACGATGTTATCACCACAATAGATTCCATTCTTCATGGCACTAAGATCAGGCTGAGCATGGGAAACTACCGAGCGGAACTGAATCTTTCGGTGCATCTTACGCATCTTGCGAATCAGGTCTTCTGGCGAAACCGTACCGTAAGTACCTGAGTAATTCGCCCAACGCGGAGTAGCCGAAGTCAAGATGTTCGCGCGACCGAGCGGGAAGTTCGTCGGATCACCAAGACCATAGAAACCTTCCGTCACGGCCTTCGACACCCAATAGGCGACTCCATACGGGGTTTTCTCGTCAGCGGAGCTTGCGGGCGTCCCCCACAAAACAGCTTCGAGATACTCGAACAAGCTGACCATCATGGCAGTGTAGCGAGTCTGAACGAGATCGACAATCGCAACGCCACCACGCTGGAAGGCGGGTTCGCGTTGATCGTAGAGATAGTGGGCGTTGACGTGGCGAGGAGCCACAGTGCCCTTAATCATCGTATCAGTGATGGACGATCCATCAGTCTCAAACAACTCAACAGCGCGAGCGCTGTGATTGTGATCGACTTGAGCCTCAAACTCCCAATTTGTCCCGCCACCGAATTTCTTCTGACGAGACTTCCAGATTTCCCGGACTGCAACGTGATCGGTGAGATCAGTCTGCAAATCCAAAAACGCACCACGCTTAATGAGACTATTCTGAGTCAATAGAACAGCATCATCAATGTCCGAAAACTGCAAACCCATCGCTAGTATCCTTTATTTCTTGCGATGGATAATCAGCGCTATTTTTCAGCGAAATACTTCGCGTCAAGTACAGCGGCGATTTCATCCATCGGAGATTTATCTGATTTGACCTTGTGCCCGCCAGCACGATTGATATGCTGCGTGCTACGCTTAGCAAGATCGCTCGCTAAGCGTTTCTCACGAGCCTTCAGATAGTCATCCTTCAATACAAGCTGAGCAGCCGCAGCAAAAACATCTTCGCGCGGCGGGGGCTGTTGACCGGAGGCTTTATAACCGGCCCATAGGACTGCAACTTGATTGGCTAAAGCATCTCGCTTTTGCGCTTGAGGGCTTCCAGATTTCTGGGCAGCATAATCACCTTTGCCTAGAACTTCCGTGAAGTCGTCCCCAAGTCCAGCTACTTGCTTGTCAAACCACTTCTCTACTTCATGCGCTGACGCAGCTTGCGCCGAAAGCGCAGATTGTTTCTGTTCGGATCGTATCGCATTAAGAGCCTCCTGCTGCTTTTCGATGACGGCCTTGAGGCCATTATACATCTTAATCGAGTCTTCATCATACGACTCAGGATCAAGATCGGGCAATTTTACAGAAGTATCATCCGCACCGACTTCAGCCTTCTTCTCAACGGAAACCGTTTCCTTGTTCAGCGATTCCAGTCGATCAACAACACGAAGAAGCGAAGATTCACTTCTGAATTCTCGAATGGCTTCTGGATCGAGTCCAGCGAAAATCGCGCGAACCATTACTGAGTCACTAATCTCAGTCTTCGCGGTTTCCACCACGACAGGATCGGTTACAACGGTCTCAGTCTTCGCGGTCTCAGTTTTCGCGGCTTCCACCACGACAGGATCGGTTACGACGGTCTCAGTCTTCGCGGTTTCCGCCACGACAGGATCGGTTACGACGGTCTCAGTCTTCGCGGTCTCAGTCACGACAGGTTTCGTAGTAGCAGTGTCGATTGCTGAATTCAACTCAGCAACAGTAGCTTCATCGAGTGCCATTTGTTTTCTCTCTTCTTCTAGCAGAAACTTGATCGGTCAACGAGTCCACGCAACTTGAGCGCGCGCCGCCGATGATTCATGTCGCGGTACACCGGATCACCCTGAGTAGTGACTTCAGTTGGTTCCCCATGCGATCTGAAGAACTCTCGCAACTCCCCGGCCTGCGACGGATGAACACCACTCGCAACGCACTCGAACGGCCACTTCGCGGCAGCGGAGCGCATTGCCACACGCTTCACTTCAACCATCTTCCCAAGCTGCTTATTGAATCTATACTTCCTAACCATAAGCATACATTATACCACGAAGGTATAATTGATTCAAGTCACAAAATTAGCCACACCCCTATTGACCGTCACCCTGAGCTAGAAGCTGCTGGATTTGAGTAGCCTCCGCGCCCTGCTGAGACATTCCAGGCTTCCCGACCCTCTCGTAAGTTCGGGTGGTGTTGGCTGGCATTCCAGATTGCCTAGCGCTCGCAGGCAACCCAGCGGGGGGTTCCATGAACTGCACTATTTCAGACAACTCTTGGAAATCAGCATATCGACCGACCAACTTGAGAATCTTCTGGACATCAATTGATCCACCATCAGCCTGAATTAGAGGGGCGAATGGAAGGACATATTGCTGCACAATAATTCCGAGTTTCTGTAGCCTCGAACCCGGAGAGTTGTCTTGCAGCGAATAGATGTCAATGTCGAGATCGTACATATCGAAATCACCGATTTTAGAATCACTATTGAACTCCACTGGAATCGAAAGTTCAGTTCCAGGAATCGGCTTCTGTAGTCTACGACTCTTAATGGGGTCATTCCATTCATAGAATGCAAGAGTACGAAAGATTTCCCGAATCGCATCGGCAGTCTTATCGGCCATGTCGCGCATTTGAGAACTCGCTGCTTCACTAAGCAACTTATCTTGACCGAGAGTTGGCGATTGCGTTCCAAGACCACCGAGATTGTCGAGGTTCCCTCCGTAATATGACGCAAGTTCCTTACACTGAAGGAAGAACGCAAATGTTTTCGCGTCCACACCGCTGGTTCTCAATTCCTTCGGTTCTACGCCAGAATAGTTAATGCCGGAACCATCTGCCGCCATCTTGAAATTCTTCACGCCTTCATCATCGCCACCCTGGAATCCCAAGACACTCTTCGCAGCTTTACCTTGATTACCGAGCTTGCGAAATAGTTCATTAGAAAGCTCGTGCAAATCACGCCACAATGCAACTGGAGGAAGTGGCAGGATGTTGCCTGGAACGTCTGTGTAACCGAGTTTGATATACGGCCCATTTATTGGACCGTTCCATTCCACGAACTTCAACAACTCACTATTTCTAGCTCCTAACGTAAGTAGCAGACCATCATGCGGCAACCATACATCACGCAGTTGATTTCGTTCACGATAAGACGGTGCGGCTCCACTCGAAGAAATACTCTCAGCGCGAGTCTCACCAGCCAACCCGATAGTCGTGTACTCGTCCGGCTTGATGTCATCCTTATTCACGCCGCTCACGAATTCAGTCTTGAGTAAATCCTCATGGTCGACCCAATAGGTGTTACCCTCAAAATCGAATTCATCTGTTTTCTTCGCTGACATATCAACAAAGTAATCATCAATCGTCACGAGATCGACGAATGTTTGTCCATACTCGTGATCGAGTGCCTCTCCAACAGTATGGAGTCCGCATTTTACCACACCGATAGAAAACAGCGCCTCCATAACCATTTTGCGAAGTGTGGCAGAAAGACCGATTTCTTCGGGAATCTGGTTAATCGCCAGTTCCATATTCGCAGCTACGGCCTTTAGGTGCTGATGCTCAGTCGTGAACAAAGCGCGAGGCGACCGCGCAGCCAGCAACCTAACATAAATCTGGACCGCCATAGGCAACATTGGAATTGGAGTGCGACTAGGAGAACCGCCTTCCATGTAATGATAGCCAGTCAACTCCTTGATTGCCTCCAGCCGCTTCTTACGTTGGAATGCAAGTTGCATCTCACTCCACTTAATTGCTTCCGTTAGTTTACCGAGAGCCTTCTCTGAGATTGGGGATTTCATATTATACCTTTCGTGTGAGTAATCTATTTACCAGCCATTGGCGGTCAATTTTCGCCCCAGTGCTTCAATGCGATCTCGCCGCCACTGAAGACAACCTACCGGAACCTCTTTTTTCTCTTCCACACTGACATAGGATCGTTCCTTCAGAAGTTTCCACGCAAGAGCGTCAGCGATACATCGGTCGCCGTGATTCGTTCTTGCACCCGATGGATCGACTTTACTGAGTGCCCGCGAATGTTCAATGCTCCCATCAGGCAGATGAATATATTCGAGCGTTTCTTCGAGAGCTTCCTTCGATCTGTTAATGCACTCGCCGCGCTCTACCGCTGCTCGGTAGGTGCCCATAACAACGAGCTTGCCTTCCTTCGTCGGGCACCACCCAGGAATATCAGATTGTTTGCCGGACAGCGCCTCGTCTCTCTTACGAAGATAGATGTGACTGTACTTCAACTCTTGTAGTTTCGCTCCGAACTGACTACCCGGACCGTAACTCTCCCAAATGAGTTGTGCGTTGCCAAACCATTTACAAATAGCAACGGATTGCTTGGCGAATTGCTCGGGACGAATATGCGGATTAACATACTCGAAAGCCTTCACGCATGTCGTGATGTCAAATCCCTCAAGACAGGAATTCGACGCTCCAGTTCCAGCCGAGACATCCGCACCAGCCGAGAACTTGTGGCCAGAAGCAATTGGTTTCATGTCGCCATCCAACATACACCAGAGACGCAGACTCCCCGATGGGTTCGGAGTGAATCGAATTGGATCGCCTGTCATGTCGTCATATTCGAGATCGCCGACGTAATCAGGAGGACGCGCTTGATCTCGTATGGCCTTCTCGATGTTACGAGAATTAAAGTATTGAAAACCCGAACCAAGATAATCAATATCCAACTCTTGCGCGATTTCCTGATCGCTCGCGGCTCGTTCACATTCCTTGTCATACCACGGGCTGCGAAGTTTATTGTCGAGGATCGGCCTGTAATCGAGAGGATAATTTTCTTTGTCGATTACCTTCAGGAATCCATGCTCATCAGTCGTGTAGAGTCCCTTCGACTTAATGGGATGCTCTGACCAATGAAGACGTAACTTTTTTATTGTGGTCTGTCGGATGTCATAAAATGCGTTGCTTGTTCCACAGGGCGTGGAGTTGAACAATCGGCAATTTGTTGCATCCCTTGTTGACGACAATACGCGATGGCCGAACTCAACGGCTGCGAATTCGTCAAGTAGGATTGCAGTACGTCGATCTCCTCTAGCCACGTTTCCAGTCGTCGATTCACCATCTATCACTGCTCCATTTTCGGGATTTTCGACGTGAAGTTTCGAGCGATGAATGTTCTTGTCGTAGCCAACGGGCAACAACCACATTGGGAAGTTATCCATTAGGTAATCGAACTTCCAGAACATCGCTTTCGGGTTGCCGGGCTTATCCACCAAATCCTCTACGCGGGAGACAAACAGACCGCTGAAGCCGTCGAAAAATCTCCAGCAGTACCCAACGGCATAGATATTCAGATAACTCGCACCCATATCACGACTCTTCTCAATCAAGAGATCGTGATCGCCAATCGCTTCTAGTATGTCAAGAAATGCGCTGTCTTGAAATCTCTTATAGAGAACGAATGGTTGCTTCGGATGCGTTGGACATTCTTTCGGTGAGTATGTCCACGCAAAACCATTGATAAAAAACAGTGGATCACGACGGCAGGCTTCTACATAGAACTCGGCAGCAGGCGGATCGCGCAAAACTCGGCGCATAGCATCGGCGCGCCACGCAAGATTGCTGCGGAGATCGCGCGGAATCCTATGATTCAATTCGCTTTTTACTAGCATCCGTCCTACATTTCAGCGAGCAATAGAATCCTATGTATCCACTAGGAAATCGTTGCGCGACTATTCCAACGCCAGCGGCGCACACAGCCGATCCATCAGTCCTTACGCATGTACGATGCAACGGAATGCCGCAACTGTCACACTTCACCACCATCTCCAACGGCGGTTTCGCTTTTCTCTTCTTTCCCATAATCCAAATCCTCTAGGAATCGTTCAATTTCTTCGAGTGACTTGCGAGTGCTGCGCTTAAATTCCTTCCCTTCCGTATCATCGGCTGACTTCTCGACTGCGCTCACCTTCGCAAGAAAATCCTTCGGCTCTTCGAGGGCCGCGCAATACAGAAACCACGCCGAGTCATTCGGGCAAGTCTTCTGCCGAGCCTTCGTGCGCATGTACTCGCCAGCAGCATTCAAGGCCCACGCTAAATTCTCTCGGTATGTTTGCTGTTTCCCTTCGGACTCAACTCTGTTGGAATTGTTCTGGCAGCCTTGCGAGCAATGTTTCCGAACAGTGGTTTCAGTCAAACCTAAATCGCGCGCAATTTCAGTAATCGTATCGCCACCGGCGAAACGATTCTTAATTACGTTATGGGTAACAGTCGAAACTCTTACAGGCGGCATTACTTCTTTTTGGTGAATAGTCTCTTCTTGACGTGCTTCGGAAGCTTTGCGCCCTTGGCGGTCTCATTCTCAAATTCCCTAGCGACTTCGGGATGCTTTGCCCACAAGTACGCGCGCTGGGCTTTTGATTTCATTGGCATGATATTCTCCACGGGGTATATTATACCATCGAATGCAAGAAAAAGCAAACGGCGGGGGTAGTCCAGCAT